AATTCCATCTGCCATCACAACTACTCTATCACCTAAATAAACAGATTCTTCAATATCATGTGTTACAAGAATTATAGTTTTTGATTTTTCCTTTTGAATTTTTAAAAGCTCTTCTTGAAGTTGCACCTTAGTCATAGCATCTAATGCACTAAATGGCTCATCAAATAACATTATTTCAGAATTTAAAGCTAGCCCTCTTGCTATTGAAGCTCTCTGTGCCATTCCACCAGATAATTGGTCTGGGTATGAATTTTCAACTCCTTTTAATCCAACAAGTTCAAGATATTCTGATACTATTTTATTTTTTTCAGCTGTTGATATATTTTTTAAACCTGTTCTATATAATTTTATCTCTATCATAGCAAATTTGTTGTCTGTATAAGGTTTATTTTTAACCTTGTATTCAGAATTATCAGATAGTTCTACATATTGATAATTAGTATTAATATTTGTCATTCTAGAACTTCTACCTGTAACATATTTATTATCAGAACATGTGTGTGACATATAAAATTCTCGTATAGAACCACAAATTTTACATACTCTATCTATATCTAAAAATGGATTTTTATTATGTATATTTGAACTAAATATTTTCATTATAACAGAGGTTTAGCTGTTTCAATTAAGTCTCTGAAATTTTCTAAAAATTCATCTCTAAGTTCTGGTGTTTTAAAATGTAGTACTCTATTTAAGGTAATATATTGACTTTCTACTATTTTATTTTCATCTACAATAATGCAATATTTTATTTCAGAACCTGTTCTCCAATTAGGCTTCCAACCCGCATTGTATATGTCTCTTAACTGACATAATTGAGCAAGTGCTATACATGCTTCTGCTTCTTCTTTTGTCGGAAATGTATTTCTATTATATTCTTCAGCACATGTTTCTTCCCCTGTCTCAGCTATTTCACTTAAACTATTTACATAAAAACCTTTAACAATATCTAGTTCTTCCCAAGATTTAGGTAATTCTTTTTCAACTTTCTTAAAAACAATCTTTTCAAAAGTTGATTTTTCTTTATCAATTTCATACCCTTGAGGTACTTCTATTTTTAATTCTTTATTTTTCATCTCTAATTAAAATATTATTATTTAAATATGACCAATATACCTTCTTACTCCCCACATCTTTAAGCAAACTTACTTTATCCAAATCAATAACATAAAGTCCGTTTATTTTACCAGCAGTTATCACTTCTCTCGTGGCGACAAGTTTATTTATTAACTTTATCGTTTTGAAAGTTCTAACTATTATCAGTAGAACCATCAAAATAACACAAATCGCCAACTGTCGCTCTCGGTATAATATCCCTAAAGAACTATCTGTATATCCGATAGACATCACTGAAAGAAATATTACTGCAAACAATATAGAAGTTTCCAATCGTATTTTACAGTGGTCTATTATTTTCATGTTTCCTGCTATTTCTTCGTAGTCAATTCCGAGAAAATTAATTATAAATATTTTCATAATTTTTCTTCTGTGTTATCTCTTAAACTTTCTAACAATTTAATGTTTTTCAAATATTTTTCTACCTGTTTTGTAATTTCTAACATACGTTTTCTATGATGTTCTTTGTTCGACCACGCTCTATCATACCTACTATTATATTCCCGAAGTAAATCAAGGATAATCCAATATTTCAATAGTAAATTATCTGCTTCAAAATAATGCATTCCTATTTTACCTTGTTTTTGTCCACATTTCAAATTGACTTTCCAAAAAACATTATCACCTCGTACCTCAACATGTATATCAGAATTATTATAATCCCATACAGGAAAATTTAAAATATTTTCAAAAGTTTCTACAGGAATTTCTAATACATCAGTAACCTCATTGGCGAGTTTTTTAAGCTCCTTTAACCTATCTATAATATCATTTTGTAAATCGATATGTTTTTGTTTTATATTTTTCATAATTCATTTCTTTTCTAAATTATCGTGTATGTTTCCTACAATAGTTAGTTTATGCTCATGATGTGGAGTGAGCATGAAAGATACTATTTCTTTCACACCTTCCTCTTCATTTATCCATTGTTCCATTCTAAAAGACAAATTTGAAAGAGACCATTTCACAGTATATGTCCCCATCAAAAAAGTAATAATATCCCCTTCGTATACTTCTTTTCTATTTACATCATAAATTCCGATAAATTGTCCTATAGTATTTTCATCTACCAAAATCCCGTGTTTATATAATTCAGAGTATTCTCTATTTTGAGGCAAAATATAAAATGCTTCTTCGTTATAGTGTATAAGGTCTCCATAAACCCATTCTCCTAAATTATCTTTTTCAAGACTTTTAGCTCTATATAATATCTTTCTCATATCTTTTATTATTTTCTCCTTCTCAATTTAAACGGGCTACTATAAAATAGGTCTCCGAGAGCCTGTTTAACCTCATAGTTTTCTAATAAATAAGAATATCTTGCTTTCAAGTGTTCTAAACAATCTTGTCTTTCTCTTTCTCTATGACCCCAATCATTGATTTCTCTTAATGCATCAGTTTCGTTATCTTCTACAACGATTCTACCATCTTCTTCTTTAAATTTAATTTCCTTCATGACTTCTCTATTTTTATTATTCCGTGCATCAGAATTTCTTTTGGAATTGCATAACGTTCAGAGTTCGAGGATTCTAACCAAATGTATTTTAAATAAGAATCTCCATAGTGCCTTAAGAAATCTTTATAAGCTGTAGCCGTCAGTGGAACTCTATCTAATTTACCATTACTGTGTTGAATTGACAGATAAAAGTCAGCTTTCTTTTTACCCCTTTTCTCTCTCCTGCTGTCGTCAGGATAATAAATATCATCTACCATCATTTTAATCTAATTTTTCAAGTGTTTCTTTAATAATATTTAATTTGTTTTCATAAGTATCGCATTTGTTATTGGCTTCTATCATACTAAGTTTATGATAATCATGATTCGCACCAGCAACTTTTAATTTGCTACGATATTCGTCTCTTAAATCATGTAGAAACCATCTTTTCAAAGTAATGTAGTCTTTTTCAAAATAATATAATGGAATTGTTTTACTCGGTTTTCCTAAAATACCCCATTTTATACCTTCTTCAGATAAAACATATATGAATAATACTTTCTCACTAAACTCTCCTATTGGGAAAGTATATTTCTCGGGGTCTTTGTCTGCCCACTCTCCACATTCAGTGATAATTTCGTTTCTTATCTGATTTAGTTCTCTAAATTTATCAACTACAACTTGTTTTAAATTCTTTTGTACTTCTTTTAGTGTCATTGTAATTCTTCTATCAAGTGTTTAACTTTAATCCATTTGCCAATTTTAGACCTTCTTGAAGCGTTTAGCTCTTTAATTCGAACTTTAAGTCTTTCAATGTCATCTTCGATTTCTTCATCTCTTTTCCTATAAGAATCCTGTATTTCTTTTAACAACATTAATTTAATTTCTTTATTAGTTTTGTCAAAATAACTTATAGGTGTTGCTCCGTAAGTTATGAGCCATGTAGATTTATCTGTACAACTCCAATAAACTTCATCACCCTGAACCTCTAAATCAAAATCTTCTTCTTCAAATTCAGCAGGAGGGAAAAAATCTGAAGGGATTTCCTCTTCTATTTCCTTTACAAGCTCTGCTTTAATTTTACTGAACTCTATGAGTTTTTGTTTTAAGTCCACTACAACTCGTGCTTCTCTTTCCATTCTTCTAAAGATTTAACTTTATAAAACGACCACAACAATAATCCTATTCCTGAAATAAGGGCGTATATTGAGGTTAATTTACCCCACTCCCCTCCATACTGCTGACCTATCAATGATAATAACATATTTACTATAACGCCTCCAAATCTCTTTCTACGAGCTAACTTTACAAGGCGGTTTAAATAAACTAAATGTGCTAAAACTAAAATTAAAACTTCTCTTTCCATAATATACTTATTTAATGGTTTTCATAAAAATCAATAATTTTATCTAATAAATTCCATATCGGTTCCACAACATATTCATCAGGTTTAATTCCCCACTCTATAAGAAGTCCTGCTAAAACATATCTTTCTTCTAAGTTAAATAGGTTGTGAAAAACTGCCAATTCCATTATCCCTTCTATTGGTAACTGCCACATGACAATTTTGTCAGTGTTGTCTCTAAGAACTCTTAATAGTTCTACAAGAGGTCTTATTTTTATTTCATCCATAATTCTAAAATTTCTTTTGTTGACCTACTCTCAATCTTCTTTAACATTTGTTAAACCTAAAATTTCTAACTGTTCCTCTGTAAATGGTTTAAAATGGGCAAAAAGTTCACCTGTTTCAAAACATCCGAACGAATGTTCCTTATCTTCACAATACTCTCCCAAACGACCTATCGTGATAGATTCAATATCACTTTCATTTCCATCCCAAAACTTACCCCATTTGTTAATATAAGCATACCAATCAGAGCGTTTTATCTGACTAAAACCACAAAGACTATATTGTTCATAAGAAAGTCTTTTTAATTTTGACTTATGACCTAATCTACCATCATAAGTGTACCCTACACAACGATTCCCGTGTTTCTTAAAATCTACTTTAATGGGAAGTTCTTTAAATTCATCAATTTCTATCACCTCTCCCCAACCAAATTCTATATCATAAACTCTATCTCCAACACTAAACATAACACTTTATATTTTAATTTATTTTTCTAATTTTAATAATACCTTCTTTTAGGATTTCTCTACCAATTATATAAATATCACCATTGGTTGCCTCTACACCAATATTACATAGTTCTCCTAAACAACATAGATGTATATCATCTAAAAATATTGATTTACCTTGTTTATCAACTACAATAGGTTTCATTTCTACCAAATGATGATAAATCTCTATTACATATCTTTCTTCCATTTTTACCAAATTTTATCTATTATTATTTTGTATTCATAATCTTCTTCCGTGTAGCCACCACTAATCAAATTTCCATCATAAGGAACACTTGACTTATAAACTTTAACTTCTACTCTGCCCGAAACAAGTTTATCTCCTATTTCCAAATCCTCAAATTCAGTAGTTTCTGTTGGGTGGTTTAACTTTTCTATTATTAAATTGTCCATATTACCTGTTTTAAAAAAGCCTGCGGAAGTGGCTTTCACGACCACAGGCTAAGGTTATTAAAAATTGCTGATAGTGAACCTAAGGTTTATCAAGGAATATCTTAAAGATGTAACATTCTGCAATTACCCCAAGTAATCCGAGACCTGCTATCTCATAACTTTCAATAAGTAATCCTGTTGCAAATATAAGCAAAAATAATATAAATGCAAACTGAAAAGTAATTTCTACTAATGTTTTCATTTAACTCGTTGATTTACAGCATTATTAAATTCAACAAACAATGTATCATTCTTATAAGTAGCCTTCAAACTATCTTGTTCAGTTACTAAATTATATTCTTCAGGAAAAGAAACCTTTGGTTCTTGTTCCTTTCTTATTATATAAAGTAAGCAATACATATTGAACGCGGCACTTGCTATCAGCGTTAAACCAATATACAACGCAGTTTTCTCTTTCATATTACTTTAATTTATAACTAACACCTATTGAAAAGTTTCTATTTTTAGGATTTTTAATACCTGTCATTCTACCAAATTCTCCTAAATCATAAACCCCTACAAGACCAAGCGTGTATCTTACATCTACTGAAAATTTCTCATTGATATTGTAACCTGCTCCAAACACAAGCCCTAAGTCAAATGATTTTTCAGAAGCATCTGATTTACCTAAAAGTAATGATGGTTCAAGACCTGCTTCACCTTTAAAGTTTTTAACAAACTCGTATTTCGCTACAACAGGTAAAGACAAATAAAGCATTGTTCGACCTGGTTCTGTTGCTTTACGAGTTACCCAAACCTGCTCTGTACGAAGACCTCCAAATCGGTAATCAATACGATATTGATTCTCAAGATGTTTACTCTCAACCTCGTGAGCACCATAACCTTTCATGTTAAATAGTAATTCAGGCTGAATACTAAACTTGTCTGTGAAAGGTACTTCGTAAGAAACACCTAAGTTTACGCCAACTCTTACTTTCACATCTGTGTTAGAAAGTGTTGATACATTAAGACCTCCTTTAACATTAAACGACTGTGCATTTGCACCAAGTGACAACATAGTCACTAAACTTAAAACTAATTTTCTCATAATATATAATTTAATTTATTTATTCATAATTACCTCTATCCATTTCATCCGCAACGTAACCTGCAATAAAAGTCAACACAAGGTTTAAAACAATTACTCCTAACTCACTCATTCTATTTAAGTTTTATAGAGTTACACATTCCGTTAACAAGTAATCTTTTCACAGGACAATCTCCCACCAATGTAAGTAATGACTGTCTTAACTCATCAACATCTTTAATATATAACGAAATCTCTTTCGCAGTTTCAACAGAAACATCGCCCGTCCTTTTGAAAACCTTTCCTCTTTTCACAGCACATCTTATTTCCATCATTCTTATTGAGTGATTCTTTCTACCTTTTTCAACATTAAATATGTCTGCATGTTCTAAAACCATTTCTTCCCACTCTCTAAGAATTTCTAATACCGTAGAAGAAGAATATAATTTATCATCCACCACAACATTAAACGAATAAGGTATGGTTTTGTAATTATTAATATTTAAATTACCTAACTCTTCAATATCATCCCACATTTTTTCATTTAAAATATTACCTTTCAACTCTTTATACTTTTGTTCAATAATATATTCTTTAATCTCTCTCGCTCGCTTAACAATGTTTTCACAAGTAAATTTATCATATATTATTTTCTCACCATCTTTTGTAAAGTGAACATCTTCTTTCTTTAAGTCTATGGCAAAGTGTGCAGATGTTTCTACAATTAGATTGTAATCTGTCCAATCTACGACTTTCTCCACCAAACTCGGTAAGAAACTGTAAGGTGTTCCATCTACTAATATGTTAGCATAAACACAACTTCTTATACAATATACATTTCCTATTTTTGTAAGTTCTACCATAGTAGCCTTATCTTTCATTTGTTTAATTTCCATTTTTTATTATTTTAATAGTGTTTTTTCTTCAGTGCCTCCGCAATAACCTGTTTATGAAATCTAACTTGTTCTCGCTCTAGATTTGTTCGAAAATTTGTCAATTTTTCTACAAGTGCAACAGTCTCCTCAGCGTTTCCATCAGCGTGTAACAATTCTTCATATATCCCCTTTCCCATTATATACAGTTTAATCAATTCCTCTATTGCAGACTTATATTCTTCATTAATAGTTCGTTTAAGTACAATCTTAACTTTACCACCTTTCAACCCGACCTTTTTTATTAACTCTCTATTTACAATTTTACCATTTTTAATACCTTCAATAATTTTTGTAAAATGTCCATACTCAGGAGAGTGACTTTCAAAATTGGGTTTAAAGTTTAAAACCATCCCTTTACCCTCAATCCAACTTACTTCAAATATCTTTATTCTTAACAATTCCTCATCACACAACCTTTCAAATTCTTCAAGTTCTCTTGAAAATCGAAAAGGATTTAAGCAATTCGTAGTGCTAACTATTACAGAAGTTTCTGTGTCATAAGTCCAAGGTAGTTTACTTATAATAAACGGAAGTTTCTCTTCATTCGCCTTTTCCATTTCAACTTTATTTTAAAGTTACTGATTTAATGAACTTAATTAATTCTTCTTGTTTTTCCTCTGACAATTCAACACAACTGACAATTCGCTCATTACCTTGTAGGTCTACATCATTGTAGGCTTCAACATAATCTCCGTAAATAACAATGTTATTATTTTTAAATCTTACAAATTCACCATCTCCATCTAATATAACATAGTCAGAAGATTTTAAATTTATATCTGCGTTTTTATACCTCTCCAGAGAATTAAGCATATCAGATAAAGGGGCATAATTTTGATTAATGTTCGCGTGTCTTCGTATAAGTTGTTTTAGTACATCCTCTTTTGATTTAAGTCCCACAACCGTATCAAATATATCACTATAAGATGTTTCTTCTAAAACACCTAAACCTATCAAATCCTCAAATATAAGTCTATAATCATCAGCGATAGTTAGTTTCTTAACTATTTCCATCTCGCCTACATCTGTCATAGATGTTTCAGACAATTCTTCTTTTACTAATTCATCGTTCTTAAAGGCTTCAATTATTTCTGTAAGTCGTTCATGCATAAGAGTTTCCTCATCATACTCAAAATCAAAATTAAGCACCATACCATTTTTATCATCCCAACTCATCCCGAGAATTTCCACACCTCCAAACTCTTTATTACATAGTCTCTTAAACCTTTCTATTTCTTCATTTACCTGTTGATAATTAAATTTGGGCAATCTACTAATCGTTGCAGTATGAATAGTGTTATACGCCCAAGGTAATTGTCTAATAATATTTTGTAATCTGTATTTATATGTTTTCTTTTCCATTTTGAATTATTTTTTATTTTATTATCTTTTTACTGCGTATCCTTTGTTTATAAATCCATAAACATCGTAATTATTATTCTTTAAAGTTTCTTCTATTTTAGAAGATAATGTTTTAGCAATACTCACATCTGTAAGGTTATTGTTAATAATCATTTCTAATTTTTCTTTCTCACCGATAGTAAGTTTGTTCATTATTCTACTATCTTTCAGCACATCCTCTAATGGTTTTAAAATAATCTTATCACCTTTCGTCGCCATCCTGCTGATAACTGCTTTAATACCCTCATCTGTGAGATGGACAGTTTCTTCTACAAATTCAGGTGTTCTTAAAGTTATAAACCTATCATAGTAGTTCATAATATCTTTCTCTATACTACCATCTACATTTTCATATTTTTTCCTTTCACCTACAACTTTAAGTTCACATCTTTCCCAATCCGTATGGAATTTCTTACCATCAATCACGGGATATACACTCATAATTGGCTCTTCACCCTCATTCCATACAAGATTAAAGTCTAATTCAAAGTATGCTTCTCCATCTGCTCTTTCTAATCCCAATACAAACCAAGCATCATCCCATCCTTGGATTGTCATTTCTTCTTGCAAGTTAAAGGTTTCTGTAAATCCAAATGCCTCTACGATGAGGTTATTTGTTTCAAAATTTATTGTTGCTTTCATAATTATTGTAATCTTTGATATGCTTCTTCAAATATTTGTTCTACTCGTTCTTTGTCCTCGTTTAATACTGCTACTGCAAAATCATCTTGTAATATGTTTTCTTCTGTAAGTTTTATAACATTTTCTGCAAACATAAGATTTATTTCTTTGAAAATGTTAATTTCTAATGTAAAATTTTCAAATGTTTTACTCTCATATTCATTCACAAGATTGTCATTATCGTAACTATCTCTTAACTCAGCCAATAACTCTCTTAAAACAAATAGTTCGTCTCTTTCTAATGAGTAATCCATTATATATGATTTAGTATCCTCATTCCAAATAACACTACCTATTTTAATGTTATACTCTTCAAACTCATTTAGACATTTATTTTTAAATTCTTTAATGAGTTTATCGAGGTGTGCTGGACTAAATTCTCTCTGAAACCAAATACTTACTACTCCTTCCTCTTCGTGTATCCACCCGAGGTCATCTATTATTTTTAATAATTTCGCATTCATATTTAATTCTACCATAATGTTGTTTTAGAATAAACAAGAGTTGCAATGCCTATTTCCATTTCTCCGTTTTTATAATACTCTACCCATCGTTCGTTATCTTCTCCGTCACAATATAGAGTAATGTTTAACTCTGGATACCTTTCCGACAGTGCAATCAATTCGTTCTCTCTTTCATTCCATTTTGAGTTAAATACTACAAAGCCTGATTTTACTTCATCCTCAGCAATTCCACCGTTATATTGTATGCTATCTACTAAATCAGGACAAAGTTCAGCAACACTTTCTCCAAGATTTTCTACTTTATCTACATTTTGAATTTCTAATTCAAAGTCTATATAATATCCCATAATTTTAAATGTTTATTTCTGTTAATCTTAATTCACTAATATCTGATAATAATTCCCAATCATCTGTTACATGTTCAGGCGACCACTCTGCATAATAATACTTAACTCCTTCATACTCAATATAATTATCTTCTACTTCTTTAATGTATTCTTCATCATAGTCTTCTTTTAATTCTTCTATTGTTACATAGTTGTCGCAGTCTACTATACTAAATTCCCCTGTTTGGTGAGGAATAACTAAATCATTTTCTCTTTTATAAACTGCTCCTTTAATTACTGTTTTCATATGTTTTAAAATTTTAAATTATTTCCAATAATAATACTTTAATTCTACGTCTAAAAGATTATGCATTTTAAAGACATAAGCATAACGAGCATAATCGAAAAATGGCTCTACTTCGGAAGATAATTCTAATGTATTATACTCCTCCACTAAATACTTACCAAGGTCATAATCATTTTCAAATTTTCCTATATAATTCTCTCTTGCATAGTCAATATATACATCATCAATTATTTGTTCATATCTCAAATAAGCAATTACACCCTCTTCGCACTCATCAACATCTTGCAATAGGAATAAATTCTCATCTAAATAATCACCTTTAATAAACATTTCATATTTGTCAGGTGCTTCCAAATCTATAAACCAAAATATAGGTTCTTCCTCATCTTTATGTAATTTTCTACAAGCATCGTAAAATTCTTCTATTGTTTCATAATCACCTAAACAAAGCCTGCGACCCTCAACATCGTCTGTTTTCATTTTTTCAAGAGTAGTTACATATACACTAATAAGGTCTAATACACTTCTCATATTTTTAAATTTTTGATAGTGAACACTAATAAGTTCTTTCGTATTTATTTATAATTTGTTTACGAACAATCTCCTCGTTTTGAGGAATTTTTCCATCTAAAAATGTTACATCGTAACTCACACTTCTTGTATTAAAATCATTCATTACTACAAGTGTAAACTCATACATCATCTTTCCGTTTTCATAATACTCTCCTGCAACATAGTATGTTCCCACGCCTGTTTTCTCAAACTCATCATAGAATTTAATTACTTCTCCATTACGATATAGAGAATTTACATAACTTTCTACGGCACTTCTTACTAAATCAGGCTCTCTAACGCCTAATACTTCACAAATTTTACCAACTTCCGATTGAAATTCATCTGTAACAGCCGTAGGATTTATACGGCTGTTTCTTACTTCTTTTGTCTTTACCATTTTTATATTAATTTAATTTCATAAAACCATTCATCAGACATTCCTAATAAAAAGTCTTTCATTTGTTTAACTTCTTCCTCTGAAAAAGTTTCATCATCCTTTTCCATCAAATCAATCAATTGTTCCACATGCTCCTTATTTAATTCTCCTACCCAAAATTCATTTTCATAAGTCAATTCATCATCTAAATTCGTATATAAATTAAACAAATCATTATTTGGAAAACTGCACTCTTCAATCACAATCTCTTTGATTTTAGAGGTGTCAAAAGGTGTAATATTGCTTGGGAAACTTTTAATTTCTAACTTTCCAAATTTTTCTCTCCTATGTTTCCAATTAGAGCCAATATAAATCTTACGCTCTATAACTGTTGTGTAACTCATAACTTTAATTTTTTATTATTTTTCTTTTTCTATTCCTGCCAATACTGCATAACTACCTGAATTATCTTCTGCCATTTTAAGGTAAACCATAACTTTATCTTCTTTACCTTTTACATTTCTAATTATAGTGTATGAATTTTTCAAATCCATAACTTCTTCAAACATTGCCAAATACTTTCCAGCAATAGCTTTGATAACACAAGGTTCTCCCTCTTCTACAAAACATATTTCAGACATTCCTTTTTTCGTGGGGTAACTACGCTCATTTGTGAATTTTCCCTCTTTGTTATATCTATCCACGGCTTCATATATTACATTTCCTAATTTCAAACAGCCTTCCTCAACAACTAATTTCGTATTGTCTTTTGACGAAAGCAATTTAATAGCCTCGTAATTAAATAAACATCCTTCTAATTTAGGAACATCTACCTCTTTGATAAAATTCTTCAATGGTGAAACAATCGCTAAATGGCGATTTGTAACAATTACATTCCCATCGATTATCACTCCGTAGTGACTAACCATATTATCAATATCTATTTTCTTACTTAATATCTTTTCTAATTTCATAACTTTAATTTTTTAACAATTATACTTTTTGCCTCCATTTCTTCCTCCCTTGTAGGAAACCTTCTCACCAATTCTCTCGGTGTTTCAAAGTCTTGCTCTGTGTCGGGATAATCTTTCAATCCCAACACATAGTCTCCGTTCTCTGTTTCGTAGTGTATAAGATACGGCTCTCTGTCAATATCATCTACGAAGTATACTACTCTTAAATCTCCTTTCATAATTTTAATATTTTTTAAGGTCTTCTTTGACAAAACGAGCCATAGTATCAGAAACATTCTGAACATTATTCCATTTCCAATCTCCCTCAATCATCTTTCTTAATAGTATATCCGTGCCATGTTCCTCTAATTCTTCCTTAGTCGCCAATATACTATAATTAGTTCTAAAAACTCTATCCTCATCGCCTGTAATAAGGTCTATCTCTCTAAGGATATTATGATAAGGATATTGTCCAGCAATTCCCACATCTACAAAGTTACGGCTGTAACCTACATATTTGTTCCATTGCCATTTAATGATTATACTACCCTCAATATTCTTTCCTTCTTCTGTCTTAACATGCTCATCAAACTCTATATCATCAAGATATTCAGAATATTCATCAAAAACCTCCTCTATATCATCAAACTCTACCTCTTCGGCTTCCTTTGTAACATTTGATAGGTAAATAGCGTATATTACTGCTGAATATCCTACATCTAATTTCATACTTTCAGCCTCACTTTTAGCCTCCTCGTATGTTGCACAACGGAAAGCCTCATCTACTTTTCGTTCTCCATTTTCCTCAAATCTTTCAGATGCTACTTCATAAAATATGTAGCCTCTATTACTTATATAATTTAAATCTTTGATTTTCATTTTTTCTTTAATTTTTCAAGTTCATAAATTTTATTTTCTATTTCTACACTAATGTAAAAGTTTAATATACACCTTTCAGCTTCATTATAACTACTGAATTTTCCAGCAGTAATAAACTCTCCCAACTTCATTACATAGGCGGTATATTCTACCCCTTTACCTACTAAATCTACATCTATTTTAAACACTTCTTCTTTGTTTCTGAACCAGTCCAAAGCCTCTGCATATGTAGGTGCTAAAATTTCTTTTTCTGATAATCGTGTAAATTGGAAATCATCAAAATCGCCATTTACTACTACACAGTGTCCTGCATCATCATATCCCATATACACCTCCACATCAAACATTACATCATTTGTCCTATCATAATAAAACGGCGTGTCAAACTTACAACCAATTTCAGCAAGTGCTTTTGCTTCTTCTTTTGTTACAAAATATTTTTCCATAAGATTTTACTTTTTAAAAAGCAAGGCTTACCTTATTTGTAAGCCTCACTAAAAACATATAATAACAATTTAATTTAATTCCAAAAATAATAATTCCCTGCTTCTATTAAATCATAGGATATATCCTTGCCATAAGCCTCAAAGTCAAAATAATTTCTAACTTTATCTGATAATTGCAACAAATCCAATTCATCTGCAAAATACTCTCCCAAATCGTAGTAATTTACAAATTGTCCTATGTAATTGTCTCGTGCCTCTTTTATACATTCCTCACTAATTTCTTCCGTGTATTCCAAGTATGCAATTACATGCTCTTCATCCTCCTCTACATCATTCAGCAAAAACAGATTTTCATCTATACTCATTTCAGATATAAACCCACGCAATTCATCGGGACACTCCCAATCCTGAAACATTAGTTCAGGCTCTTCCTCATCCTCGTGCAATTCTCTACACGCCTGTATAAATTCCTCGTAACTTTCGTAATCTCCAAGCGTAAGCCATTCTCCGAATATATTACCCTCATTATATTTCTTATAAGTGCCTACATAGACACTTACTTTGTTTAATATTGTATTCATTTTTTTTGATTTTAATTTAATTTTTCCAATATTTCTAATTTTCCGTAAAACGGATGAAAACACCCGTCTATATAAACTTTATACACCAACTCCCCTCGTGAGTTTCTATACATTGTCAAATGTCTCTGAGCGACTAAACCACGCATATCGTGCCCTGCATATCCAACCTCTTTATAAGATTTTGGCAATCGTTCCTTTGGTCTTCCTTTATGTATTACAGCCTTAAAATATTCTTTTTTGATTTTTAAAGTGACTTCCATTTCCATATTTTTATTTTTTATTATTAAAATTATTATAGCTCCCTTTATTGAGAGCCTCACAAAATTTCGTTGATAGTGAAAAACCACGCACCAGCGTGACACTTCCGAACCAGCGAAAAAGTAAAGGTATGAAAAAAGCCCACCTAATAGGTGAGCCTATGATTATGCAAATTGTGGATATTTTTCTAAAAAACTATCTAATCCGTGTAGTTTTAAGTGTCTTTTTTGCACTTTATTCATTATTTTTCCAGCAAAATTGTATTTTTCACTTATAATTTTTGTTTTTGTTCTATTTTCTGAACGCTTAAAATTTTCAGCATTTCGTTTATTGATTTCGTATGCATTTTCAATCTTTTTTTGCATACAATTTCTATCTTTTTTTGATTGTTTAACTTTATCAATTTGGTTTTTTAGTCTTTTTGGTGCTTTACGAATAAAGCCCTCATTTGCACCGCTTTTTGTGATTGTATATTTGTCGCTTAAATCAATTATTATTTTCATACCTTTATAATTTTTTAAATAAGTGCCTTTACCTTAATAAAGGCACTTTTTAGTTATTTACTTTTTACCTAATCTTTCCAATGAACGATTTATACGCCCTTTCAATCCGTTTGCCATATCCTCACTAATAACGCCCTCATTTTGCACTAAATCAATAGCGTGAGTATAAATTTCTGCACCATATCCCAACTTTACATTTCCTACATTATCCCAATTTAAAGGCAAACGCAATACTTTTTTACGCACCAAATCCAGCGCTTCAATAATTTCTAAATTACTCTCATCCTCTTTATCCAGCAAAACGATTGATGGCAATAACATTGCTTCAAATAATTTAGTGTTATTAAGTGTTTTTACCTTAATAATTGCTCCATTTGGTAAAGTTAAATTTGCCGTTTTTTTGTCTAAATTGTATTTTTCAATTGCATAACTTACAATAGTGCGAACGCCTTTCAATGTAGTCATTTGTTTTTCTACTTCAAACTCTAATCCGTTGATTTTAAATGTTAAATTTTCCATGATGTTTTAAATTTAAATTGTTAATATTTATTTTTTGTTTTTCCTTATTTTTCACAACAATATATAATTTGCCCTTAAAGCATACCTATTACATAGGTATAGAATAATCATATATTATTGTGAGCATTTCTTTTAATTGGTTGCCATTCCAATAATTAGTTATATATGAACGCCTTTCTTTCGTTTTTCTTTTGCAAATATATAACTAAATTTTTAATTGTGCAAATTTT